ATGGAGCTGAATATCTACAAGAAGGACAGCGCAGGCAAGGAGATTGCAGCGGGCCACAAGGTCCACCAGCTTCTGCAGACTGAACCCGCGCCCGATCTTACCAGCATGGAATTCTGGGAAGGCATTATCTCCCAGGCCTGCATGTATGGCGTAGGTTATGCCCGCATTTACTTTGGTGGCGATGGCCGCCCAGAGTATCTGCTGCCATTAGAGCACAGCCAGGTGGAGCGCAAGCAGACAGCAGCCGGCACCTTCTACCGGATCCAGGGTGGGGAGATGTTGGCCGAGCGCGAAATCTTCACCGTCTGCAATCTGTTCCGCAGTTCACCCATTCGCATGCATGCCAGCAGCATTGGCCTAAGCCAGGCAGCCCTGAACTTTGGTAACGACTACTTCAGCAACGGGGGGCAGATGACGGGCGTTCTTACCAGTGAGCAAAGCCTGCGTGAGGATCAGGTGCGCACAGTGCAGAGCAGCTGGAACAATAGCCAGGTGCATGCTGGCACTAAGCTGCTGCCTTTTGGCTTTAAGTATCAGCGGGTCAGCATCTCACCAGATGAGGCACAATACATTGAGACGCGAAAGCTAGGGGCCGAGGAGATCGCCCGCATCTTCAGCGTACCCGGCACGCTTATAGGCATTGCTGGGCAAGCCACCTACAGCAACATTGAAGCACAGAACTTGCAGTTCAAGCAGCATTGCCTGCTGCCCTGGGCCCGCAGGATTGAGCAGGAGGTTAACCGCAAGCTACTTCTGGGTAGTGAGCGCGTGCGCCTCTACTGTCGCTTTGATATGGACAGCCTGAGCCGCGCCGATAGCGCCAGCCGCAGCGCATACTATCAGCAAGCCCTGCAGCATGGCTGGATGAACATTAACGAAGTGAGAAGCCGCGAGGATCTCAACGGCATTGGGGCCAAAGGTGAGATTTTCACCTGCCAGGTAAACCAGCTTTCGCTGGATCACTTGCAAGCCTACAGCGAAAAGTTGGCACAAAAAGAAGGAGCGACCGAAGCCGCCCCCCTTTGACCAATTGAAACAAACCAATTGCGCCCCTGTGTGAAACAAAGATAGACAATGGATTCAGATAAGCAAATAGAAAAGCGCACAGCTGAGCTGCGGGCTTCAGACAAGCCCATGGTGCTTGAGGGTTACGCCGCAGTCTTTAACAGCGAAACCAGCATTGGAGACTTCAGAGAGCAAGTAGCACCTGGGGCTTTCAAGGATAGCCTAGATCAAGACGTGCGCTTCCTGCTGAACCATGACGGCGTGCCCTTTGCCCGCAGCGGTAACGGCAGCCTAAAGCTCACAGAGGACGATCACGGCCTGCACTACAGGGCCGAGCTGCTAGATACCCAGAGCGGGCGCGATCTGTACGCTATGGTCAAGCGTGGCGATCTGAACGAAAGCAGCTTTGCTTTTACGATTGCAGATGAAGACTGGGCCGACGACTTGCGGACGATCAGAAGCGTAGGCAAATTGTTTGATGTGAGCGTAACGACTTTTGGCGCCTACCCTCAGACCTCAGCAGAAGCACGAAAGAAACCCAGCGAGAAGAAGGAAACGCCTGAAGCTGTGGCAGTTACGGAAGAAAGCCCTATCTTGCAGAGCAACGAGAGAAAGATGCAGAACTACACAATGAACGACCTGCAAGCCTTGCGCGAGCAGAAGCATGAGCGCCACACTGAGCTGCTCGGCAAGATTGACGCAGCAGGCACAGAGCCCTCACAGGATGAGATGACTTTGGCACGTTCGCTGCACAAAGAAATTGAGAAGCTCGACAAGCAGATTGAGCTGAAGCGCCAGGGCGAGATGCAGGCAAAAGCTATGGCCTACGCCACAGCCCCCAGCACTAGCCAGCAGTCTGAAGTGAACAGCGTAAACGCTCGCTTCAGCTTGACGCGTGCCATCAACAACGCCATGAGCCAACGCGCTCACAGCGGAGCAGAAGCAGAGTGGATGCAAGAGCGCAAAGCAGAGCAGGCAGCTATGGGCTTGTCTGTGAGCTCAAACATCGGTATTCCCAGCATCGCCCTTGAGCGGGCAGCCGCTGGAGCCGACAACTTCCTTGCACAGGGCCAGGGCGCAGGCGATGGCTTTGTGCCAACCAACGTGCCCGGAGCTATTCAGGCTTTGCGTGCACCGGCAGTGATTGAGCAGGTAGGAACTACAGTGATCACCGGAGCTACTGGCAACATCCAGTTTCCACGGATCAGCACCCCAGCGTCTGTGGCTTTGACTGCAGCCAGCACAGACCCAGACACCACCTTTGACGCCGAGGTAGGCGCAGCAGGCGACTCTGGCATGGACATGGACAGCTTGACGCTGACCCCAAAGCGTGCAGCTGCCAAGACAGTCTACAGCCGTTTGCTCATTGAGCAGGGAGGTGCAGACGTAGAGCGCGTGATCGCAGGCGATTTGGGTTCAGCTATGGCTGCCTTCATTGATGATTACTGCTTCGATGCAGTCCTTGCAGGTTGCACTACTGGAGCTATCACTTCAGGCACCATCACCGCAGATGACATCTACGCTTTGGAGGCCGCTATTGTGGCAGCTGGAGCAGACATCAATGGAGCCCGTTTGGTATCCGGCACAGACGCACACAAAGTCCTTCGCGGATTGGCAGGCGTTGACGCTGTGAGCTCATTGCTTCCGCAGTACGACTACACAGTCACCCCGTACCTGGCTAAGGCTTCAGCTAAGCCCTTCGCCTACGGAAACTTCGGACAAGCTGGCATCCTCGCTTATTTCGGTGGCTTGGATTTGCTTGCTGATGTGTACGGAGCCAACGCCACGAATGGCCAGGTAACACTGCATGTGAATCGTTTCTTCGACTTTGGTATCCGCCAAGCCGCAGCCGTTGCTTGCTACACTGGCAACGACGCATAATACTTCAGGCCTTACAAAGGGGCCAGCAGTTTGTTGAGAAAGGCTGGGGCTAACGCCTCGGCCTTTCTTCATTTAGAGAAAGATGAGAATAGAGATAACCAGCAGCGCCCCAGACTACAGCAGCGTGCTCAGCACCGCAGACTTAAAGCAACACCTTCGGGTAACTCACAGCGTAGAAGATGCTTTGATCGGCAGCCTGCGTGATGCTGCATGTATGTGGGTAGAGGGCTACACCAACAGCAAGCTGCACACCACTACAGCCACGGGCTACCTGCGGGGCTTCCACCGCTGCAGCTTTGCTGTGGGCCCGGTTACAGCCATTAGCTCAGTGAAATACCAGACGACCAGCAGCCAAGCAGCCGAGGATCTCACCACCATGGCAACGGGCAACTACTACACAGACTTTGCAGCGCAGCCTGCAGTGATTGCGTTTGTAGATTCTCCTAGCGTCTACGATTACAGCCACTACCCTGTGCACATTGCCTTTACCTATGGCCATGCCACAGTGCCCGAGCCCATGGTGCATGCTGTGCGGCTACTGGCTGCACACTTCTATGAGAACAGGCAACAGGTGATTACCGGCACGGTCAGCACACAGATCAAGATGGGCATTGAGGCTTTGCTGAGCCAGTACCGAAACATCTTACAGCCATGAAGCAGGCAGGCCGGAGAGATAGATACATTACGATCGTGCGCCAGGCTGCCACGCTGGACGCCTACGGTTCCACCAGCGCCAACACCTGGGCCGAGTTCAAGAATCTATGGGCTGAGATGTTGCCCAGGGGCAGCGGTTCCACGTCTGAGAATGTGGCAGCCTTCCAGGTATTTCCACAGGCCCGCACTGTGTTTATCGTGGATCACCCAGACCAAGCCAGTGCTGGTAGCAGTGAGATGATCCTGCACACGGATAGGGTGCACTGGGACGGCAAGCAGTTTGAGATTTACGGCTTCGATGAGATAGGCCGAAAGGATGGCCTGCGTATCTACTGCACAGAATTGGGTGATGGAATTCAAAGCTGAGTGGGCAGAGCTTGAGGAGCTTATGCGGGACACCGAGAAGCTGAGCCGGCTGTATGGCAGCAAGGTTGCAAAGGTGCGGGAGCTGAATGTAAAGGCAGCCAAAGCTGGGGTGGACGCATACAAGAGCGCGGTGCAGGTAGGCGGCAAGGTAAGGGTGCGCAGAAAGGGCCCGAGCTCAGCGCGTTACCAGGGCGGCAAGAAGGGACCAGCTCAGGACATCATGCCGGGCACCCTAAAGCGCAGCATTAAAGTGATCAAGCCGAGAGATGGCAGCAACGTATGGCTGGGGCCAAAGAGCACGGCAACCTTCAAGCGTGGAGCCTTTAGGCAGACGAACAGAACAGATGCCTGGTTCAGTGATATTGTAGAACAGGGGCGCGAAAGGTTTGGGCCGGGCAAAAACAGAGGCTTCGCAGAGAAGGGGATGGCAAGGGCACGCAAGGCCATCCTGCCAATACTAAAGAAGGGGCACACAAGATTTATCCAAAAGCATTGGTAAGATGGAAACAGGCAAAGCGATTTATTCAATCCTCACAGGCGCAAGCCTCAGCGGTGGAGCCACTGTACACCCAGAGGTAGCGCCACCAAATACGGATTTTCCTTTTGTGGTGTACAGCATTCAGAACATCCAGCCCACAAACCAGAAGGACAGCACTAGCACCATGGACGACAGCACCCTAGAGGTGTACACCATGAGCCAGAACTATGGCCAATGCATGACGGTGAGCGCAGAGTGCAGGGCGGCACTGGATCGCAACGCTGGCACCTTTGGCGGGGTGGAGGTTCAGAGCATCCAGTTTGAGACGGGAGAGATAGCCTACGACTCAGCCCAGGAGTGCTACTATGTGGAGCAGTCTTACAGCGTGCGGGTGTTGCGCGTAGGCAGTGCGCCAGCTGCTACCCTGCTGCCTCTGAATGCATCCAGCTTACAGATCCAAGAGACAGACGGCACGCCCCAGGCGTACTGCACTTCGCTCAAGTTCCCGGCTGGCACTTTGACTATTGACCAAAGCGGTGGCGCGGGTGCGGGCATTGCCAATTACGTCCCTGTGTGGGAATACTCAAGCTTCACGCCGAGCGCAACCTATCTGGAAGGTGGAGCCCAAGAAAGAGACTTTACCAGCCAGACACCTACCAGCCTGCCATTCAATGAGCAGGGGCAGACTACAGGCACCAACATTACAGCCAACAGCGGGGGCTTGATCGTGAGCAGCGTAGACGGATGGCACAGGTTCACCTGCACCCTGAACATGACAGCCGACACTATCCACCACAGCTTTCGCTTCTACTTTCTGGTAGAGACCAGCAAGCAAGGGCCAGAGGGTGGGGCGTCTATCAAGGGGCAGCACGGCGTGACAGATCAGCCTGGGCAGCTGAGTGCAGTCATCTATTTAACAGCTGGCCAAAGGGTGTCTGTTATGATCTACGATGCAAGTACGCATAGCGGATCAGTACTTTGCAAAAGTGGCGTTTTAGAGGTGGAGCGCATCGCCTAATTGCCTATCTTGCAGACAGATGGAATTGATTACAGACAACTGGGCTTTTGTGCTTCTGGCTTTGCTGGCAGCCGCCGATGCTATCGTGTCTCTGACACCTAGCAAGAAAGATGATCAGATCGTGGGCTACTTGCGCGTGATCATTCAGACCATCTCAGGAAAGAGAAAAAAGTAAAGACATGGCAGTACTTAACGGCACATCATTTAAGATCAGCACCATTGCAACCACAGCAGTAGCTGAGGAGACAGAAGTTAGCTTCAGCTTCAGCCAAAGCACGCGCGAGGTAGTCACCAAAGACAGCAACGGCCTGCGCAAGGTTCTGCCAGGCGTCACCAGCTGCAGCGGATCCTTTAGCGCATTGCTGGATGGCGACGATTACACAGACTGGCAAGCGATTGCAGCCACCATGACAGCAGCCAGCGCACGCACAGCCGCTGCCTTTGTCGTTGGGCCTACAGGCTTCCAGATTACTGCAGACGGCGTACTTACTGAGCTGTCTTTTTCAGGAGCTACAGAGGAGAATGTAACCGTGAGCGGCAGCTTTGAGCTGAATGTAGACAGCGACTTGACGTCATGATCATGACCCTAGGCGGGGAGCAGTTCCCACTGCGGGCCACCATGCTGGCAATTGAGGAGGCCCAACAAAAGGAGGGCATCAAGCTGCATGAGTTGGAGGGCTTGGTAGATACCAGCAAGATGCTGTACTACTTCGCCAAGCACGGAGCCCGAGCCGAGGGCGAGAAGTTCACGCTAACCACTAAGGCCTGGCTGGACATGATCGACCTTAAAGATGTTACCTACCTCACTACTGTGCTGAATAGCTTGATGGGTGGAGATGACAGCGCAGAGGCTGAAGGGAAAAAAAAAGGGAAGCCATAAGCCGCTAACCTTTGAAGATATGATGCAGATAGGGCTGGGCGTGTTACGTTACAGCCCTTCTGTTTTTTATGAGCTGACACTGCAGCAGCTAATGGCAGCCATGAAGGGAGCGGCTGAAGCTGAGGAGAGGGCCTACCAGCAGCAATGGACGCAAACCAGGTGGCTGGCCAGCCTACTGCTGCAGCCACACAGCAAGAAGGGTATCAAGCCCAGCGATTTGTGCACCTTCCCCTGGGAGCAGAAAGCTGGCAAGGAGGTAAGCAAAGAAGAGGGCAATAAGATGCAGCTGCAAGCACTGCAGAAATACTTTAAGAATGGCACAACGTGATTTAACCCTAAACATAGGAGCCAACACCCAAGGCTTGAACAAAGCCCTGGGCAAGATGCGTAGGGATGTGCGCAGCGCCACTGGTAACATCACAGCCAGCATGCAGCAGGCAGGGCGCAACATGACCATGGCGCTCACTGCACCGCTGGGGATCATGGCAGCCCAAAGCATGCGGGCCTTCGATGAGCAAGCCAAAGCCATTGCACAGGTAGAGGCTGGCCTAAAGTCTACAGGCAACGCCGTTGGCTTTACGTCTAAGCAGCTTCAGCAGATGGCCAGCGATCTGCAGAACAAAACCATCTTTGGAGATGAGGAGATTCTGAAGGGGGCCACAGCCCAGCTGCTCACCTTCACCAATATTGCAGGCGACAACTTCGCACGCACTCAGGCTGTGGCTTTGGATCTGGCCACTCGGCTAGATGGCGACCTAAAGAGCGCCAGCATCCAGTTGGGTAAGGCGCTGAACGATCCAGTGTCAAACCTCACAGCCTTAAGCCGGGCGGGTATCCAGTTCAGCGACGATCAGAAAGAGGTGATCAAGTCCCTGGCTGAGACCGGGCAACTGGCAGAAGCTCAGACCATCATTCTGGATGAGCTGGAAAAGCAGTACGGAGGCAGCGCCGAGGCAGCAGCTAAGGCTGGGCTGGGTCCGTTCAAGCAATTACAGAACACTATAGGCGACATATCCGAGGAGTTCGGGCGGCTCATCAATGAGTTCCTAGCTCCCATTATTCCTAAGATCCAGCAGCTAGCCAAAAGCTTTGCCAGTCTAAACGACAGGCAGAAGAAGGTGCTGCTAACTGTGGGCGCTATCGCAGCAGCCGCTGGCCCCATTGTGCTGTTCGCTTCTGCTTTGTTTAAGGCCCGCATAGCTATGGCCGCACTCAACGCGGTGATGGCAGCCAACCCCATTGGCGCAGTGGTGGCTGGCACCTTGCTACTGGTTGCGGCTTTTGCTACACTGAAGGCAAGCCAAAAGACTACGCGCGAGGAGACGGAGAAATTTATTATCCGCACCAAGGAGCTAGAACAAGCGCAGCAGATACTGGCACTAAACACCAAGCGCCGAGCTTTGGAGACAGAGTTAGCCCAGCTGAAGACAGCCAAAGCAGCAGAAGAGGCAGCTACCCAGGTAGGGGCTTTGGGCGATAAGTTTGAGAAGAACATAGCCCGCAATAATGTTGGCCGGTTTACCGATCAGATATCAGATCTAGAGGGCTCAATTCTCGACCTGAAGAAAGCCACCGCAGGAGCCATGTTTGGGGAGGGTAGCGTTATAAGCCTCTCAGATTTACCAGGTGCAGAAGAAGACCCAGTAGATAAGGAGGTAGTGCAATCCATTGAGCGGTTGCACCAAGCACATGCTAGGGCCACGGTTGAGGTAGAAAACCACGCCCTAAAGAACAGAGGTTTGAAGGGTAGCTATGACAGCCTGAACGAAACCCTGGGGCCAGTCATTGGCCGCTTTCGTGAGATGGGCATGTTCATGGCTGAGCAGCTGCCTGGCATGTTTCAAAGCGCATTCACTGCATTGAGCCAGGGCACCAAGGCCTTTGGTGAATTTATGATGCAGACCCTGCAGCGGCTACTGATCAAGGCTGCAGCTTTGGCCGCTACCTTTTTAGTGCTTTCTGCTTTGATGGGTGGGCCTACAGGCGTGGCTGAATTAACGGGAGGCAAAGCAGGCTTTGGCGCTTTTATGAGTGCAGGATTTGGCTTTACTCCTATGGCCGATGGCGGAATTGTGAGCGGACCTAGCCACATTCTTGCAGGCGAGTACCCCGGCGCCAAATCCAACCCGGAGGTAATTGCGCCCCTGAGCAAATTGAAAGGCATGATGGGTGGCGGCAACCTATCAGCTAGAGTGAGCGGCAGGGATCTGCTGTTCACTGGCAACAGAGACAAGAACCACGCACGCAGGCAGTACACCAGCACCTTAATCTAATGGCACTAAGATTTTACAGCGAGTTCAGCACAGAGCGCGGCAACACTTGGCGCGTTAATGTCATAGATACAGACTTCAGCGGGGATGCTGAAGAATTCAGCTGTGCAGCCCCTGGCTTTGTGCTCTCCTACTTTGGCGGGAAGGATGTGTTCAGCCCATTGATGCCCAGCACTTGCACGGTGCATATGATGGTGCAGACGGCCACACAGCAAACCCTGATCAATGAGCTGGCAGAGTTTGCAGAAGGCAAATACATCATTGAGGTGCGCGAAGATCCAGACGGCACAGACGTAAGGCACTGGCTGGGTATGCTTACACCTGAGAGCATACGGATTCCAGACCAAGCCCGGCCCTTTGCCATTGAGCTAGAGGCTATCTGCGGACTGGCTACCCTCAGCCGGCAGGACTACGACAGCTCACTGATCGGCATCACCACCAACAGCACACTGGATCACCTGCTTACTTGCTTGGCTGGCATACCCCAGCAGCGTGCTATCTACTCAACTTCTGAGGCTTACCTGCTGGCACCCCAGGACGTGGCCCCCGTCACTGGCACGGCTGGGCATACGTTCCTAGAAGATGTGAGCTTCGGGGCTACCACGTATGATCCAGAGCTAGGGCAGCGCACTGTGGGCACGGCAGAAGATATGCTGGTTCAGATATGCAGCATGATGAATGCGCGGCTGTTTATGTACCGGGGCACTTGGCTGCTTATGCCTATCGCTAAGGTTATGAGCACAGCCAGCCTGCTGCAGGACGTACTGAGCAGCACAAAGGATGGAGTGGTAACCAGCGGGAGCAATATCGCCATTGCTGTAAACATCAACCAAAGCGACAGGCACAGGCTGGGCGGGGAGTTCTACTACCTGCCAGCTGTGCGGAAGATCACCAGGGACATAAACTACTTTGGCAACACACCCTTTGCGGGATCGCGCCAGCTTTACCCAAATGAATTTAGGCCAGTAGGCCATACCACTACAGGTGAACCGACAACTTTGACCATATCAGGCAGCGCAGATACTGACATAGGCGGAGACAATACCGTAAAGGTTCGTGGCTTTGCTGCGGTGCGCTTGCCATGGACATACACTAGCACCCCATCCTACGACCCACAGAGCAGAATTAGCAGATGGAGAATAGAGCTATCTGTAAGGGTAGGCAGCAAATACCTCAAGCGCAACATTGCACACGACTACAGCACGACAGAGGTAGACAGTAGCTTGCTATACGACCCACCAGGGGGTGGCGTAGATGGTGCTACAATCTTCAATACCTCAGAGCCTGACATCTACACCTGGACAACAGACAGCAGCAGCCGCGTGCATTTCTGGACAGACGTACTGCGCAACGGGCACCAGACTTATTTTGGATCGCCTGTTTCGGATCAGGTAGATTTTGAGTTCACCACTCCTACCCTGGGCAGCGCTCAGACGGCTACTGTAGAGGTTACAATGCAAGTGCGCGGCTACAATGGCATAGCCACAGCAGCCAACCCCGATGCCTTTCTAGTTGGGCCTGAAATCTACAATTCTGTAAATTCATATATACTCGGAGACTTAGCGGCATACATTGGAGACGGCACAGATAACGGGGACATCTTAACCTTTGGCGCTGAGCTGAGCAACGGAGCCACGGAGGAGCTAGAGATACCTGTGGGCTTCTACGCAGAAGGGCCATCAGATGACGTCTACAACTTTAGCAGTGCGGCTTTGGTAGACCCAGCCGGAGACAATGTGCAGGGGTTCACAAGCAACAACACCACCAGCACCACATCTCTGGCCACCCTGCTGTGCATCGATAGGCTAGAGCACTTTGGCGAGCAGCAGGAGGCTTACCACGGGGACTTTCAGAGTGAGATAATCCTAAACCCACTCACCAGCCCGCGCTTCGTGTCCAAGAATTGGATGGTCACCAGCATGAGCTACCAGGCAGCGGCAGATCTGTATGACTTGGATTTGATAGCTGTGAAGACATTGGGCACGCTAGATCCGGATGAGGTTACACCCAACCGCAAAAGCACCGAGCTAGTCCACAGCCCAGCCGACAGCATCACAGGACTACAAGACAGCACGCGCAAAGGTGTAAGAGACCTAAGCCAAGAGATTGCAGACGTCAACACAGACGTCGCTAACAAATTCAACACCGGGCTGGCCAGCCTGGGAGATGTAGACCTAACAGGCCTGCTGAACAATCAGATCATTCGCTACAGCAGCGCATCTCAAACCTGGAAGGCAGTTAACGAGAGCGGCGGCGGTGGCGGTGGCGTCACAGCAGTAACAGGCACCGCGCCCATAGCCAGCAGCGGAGGCACTACGCCTGATATCTCAATATCTGAAGCCACCACCTCAGCAGCTGGGGCTTTGAGCTCAGCAGACAAGACAAAGCTAGACGGCATTCAGGCTGGGGCTAAGGCCTTTCCAGCTGAGCAGGCTGTATGGAGTGGCACCTATGAGAGCAATGGGCGGTGGACAATACCATACAATATTGGCTGGATTAGATGGGACACCACTATAAGCGGAGTCAGCGGCACCCGATCCTCTGGCACTGGGTCTCTGCCCTCACCTGCACGCTTCAGAGATTTATGGAAGATTGAGTTCGACCAGAACAGCAACTGCAACAGCTTAGGCGAGTACGTAGTGCCAGTGAATGGCTGGTATGAGTTTAACGTCTTTATCGCCGTGCAAAACAGCAGCACTGCAGATGCGTATGAGGTCAAGCTGATCATTGCACCAGGCTATAAGGTGGGCAGCTCTGGCAGTTGGTCAAATAAGAAGTTTAACATGCGCACA